ACATTAGCGAGAAGAACTTCAAGGTGGCGGATATCTTTGAGCCGCTGAGTCATCGAGTGTGCGAGATCATCTTGCAGCAGCAGAGCCGCAACGCTTCGTCAGAAATTCGTGTGGTTTTCGAGAAGGTACGCGAGACGCTGCCTAGCACCCAGTTCCACGAACTGAGCGACCTCTACACACTCATGCCTATCGCCGGTGCGATTGGCGAGTTGATCGAGATCGTCAAGTCCACGGCCAAGCGGCGCACCTTGCAGCATGTGGCGCATGAAGTGCTCATGGCAATTGGCGACTCGACCGTGCAGACGCCCGAGCTATTGAGCGATGTCGTGATGAAGGTGGAGAGCCTGTCCCGGGAGCTTGCACCGCCAAAGGTGATGGACACGAAGGCGCTCCTGCTCAATGCGCTCAACCGTTATGAGACAGGCGACGACGAGTCGATGCGGATAAAGACTGGCTACTCTGCTATCGACAATATCTGTCCGATACGCTACGGAGACTTTGTCGTCATCGGTGGTGAAACCAAATCGGGCAAAACCATGCTGGCGCTTAACATCATTGCAAACTTAATAAATGAAACTAATTAACCTTACTCCTCACGACATAGCCATCACTGGCTACGGGATCGTGGAACCAAGTGGACAGTCCGTCAAAGTGCATAGTCACCTGTCCAAAGTGGCAGACGCTGACGGTGTCCCGATCATGTGCTGCAAAGAGAGCAAAGTCTCCAACCTGCCTGACCCTATGGACGGGATCCTGTACATCGTCCCGGCATACGTCAGAACGGCATTGCCAGCCAGAACAGATTTGGCTAGTCCAACAAAACTCATCCGCGACGGAGCCGGCAGAATCGTCGGCTGCGGTGCGCTTGAAATCAACCCATAACAACATGAAAACAGAACTATTACAAAACCTCGAAATGACAACGTACCGTGCGATGCACGGCCTATCGAAACACAGCCTCGACGCATTTGCGGTGTGTCCTTCGTACTACAAGTGGAAGGAGAGCCAAGAGTGGAAGCCGTCCCGCGAGATGGAACTTGGCACACTCGTACACAGCTTGGCGCTGGAGGGGCGCTGCGACTACGCTATTGCTCCAGCGTGCGACCGTCGCACCAAGGAAGGCAAGCTCATCTGGGAGAACTTCTGCCAGGCTAATATCGGCAAGGTCATCCTCAACGAGGACGAAGGGGCGCGTGTAGAGGGTGCCTGCGCTGCCGTGGAGCCGCTGCTTGAGATGGTGACAGCAGCGAAGGTCATCGAAGCGTCGATGTTCTGGGAGCGTGACGGCGTGCAGTGTAAGGGCAGGCCTGACATGATCACCGAGATCAAGGGGCGTCCGGCTATCGTTGACCTCAAGACAACCAGCGACTGGTCTAAGTTCGACCATAAGTTCTTTGGCTTTGGCTACGATCGCCAAGCCGCTTGGTACACCTACGGCCTTGAGCAGATCACCGGGCAAGAGGATATTGACTTCTACTTCCTCGTTGTGGACATGCAAGCGCCCCATCTGAGTCAGTGGGTGAAGGCGTCGAGTGAACTCATCGACATCGCCAACCAGCAGCTCGACGTGACCTTGTCGCAGTACAAGCTGTGCCTCGACCAAGATGTGTGGCCCGGCCCGCCCGCGATGCGCGTGATGCTGCCACGTAGATGGGAGGAAGCATGAGCGACGAACTAATTGACGCAACATTGCGGGATCAGATTTACAGAATGGAGTTTTTAATGACTGACGGATGCACTCGGTGCCCAAAAGACATTCTTGATCTTGCCATCAACAGATACGGAGAAGAGACTGTCTACAAAGAGATGCTGAAGGCAGACAAGTGGTTGCTTTCACATGCAGCAAGACACAAGAAACGTAGGGTTTCTGGAATCGGATTGTTTTTGTTGAACTGGTTTGAAAGTGCCGCCTTCTTTCGTTTGCGCGACGCAGAACAAAGGAAAAACTCATACAACAGATGGGAGGACTAATATGAGCGACTGGGTACTCATCCGCCGCACAAACGTGTTGCAAGACGTGGAGCTGCCGCGTCCCAAGCGCACGCAGGACATCGTCTGCGTTGGCCCGAAGGACGCACTTGGCTCGAAGATGGAGGCGCTTATGCTTTTGCCCGAGAACCAATCGACGGATCTTATCGAGGTGAAGTATTTCCTTGAACCGTACACGGGACAGCATAGTCACACGTCTGCAAGGCCGGGTAATGGAACGCGCTAATGTGGATATTGTTGTCACTGAAATCTCTGCACCTGAAGCCGAGCCTTGGCTTTTGAGTCGCCATTACGCAAGAAGGCTTTGTCCAATATCTTATGCTTTTGGAGCTTGGCAAGATAGTAAGCTTCAAGGTGTTATTACTTACGGAACTCCAGCAAGTTCATCGTTGAGATCTGGAGTTTGCGGGGAAGCATGGGAAAGTTATGTGGTTGAGCTAAACAGGCTTTGTTGCAACAGCATGAAAAACCTTGCAAGTATTTTAGTTGGAAGATCTTTATCTATGCTGCCCAAACCACTGGTTGTTGTTAGTTATGCTGACATCCAACAGGGGCATGTTGGCTACGTTTATCAAGCTACAAACTTTTTATACACTGGCCTTTCGGCAAAAAGAACAGATTGGGCAATCAAGGGTTTAGAGCATCTTCACGGAGCAACGATTGCAGATGAAAGTCGCGGAAAGGAAAACAGAGCAGCTTGGATGCGGGAAAAGTACGGAGATGCTTTTTATTTAAAGGAAAGATCCAGAAAGCACAGATACATTTACTTCTGCGGCAACAGTAAACAAAAGAAACAAATGCGGAGTGCGTTGAAGTACACCGTCGAGCCATACCCAAAGGGAGACACCAGACGGTATGATGCGTCGGCAAAAATCGACACGCAGATGCGCTTATTATGAACAAAGGAATCCTCGTCATCTCGCTTGAGATGCCAGCAAACCAGATCATCGACCGTCTCGTCGCTCGGCTCGGCAACGTCAGCCTGCGTGTGCTCGCTGAAGGTGCCAAGCATGAGCGTGACATGAGGGGCGTCCACAGTGCCATCCAGAAGCTCAATGCGAGCCGTTTGGTGGTGCGGGACGACCTGTACGACATCGCCAACATCTGCGCCACGGCACGGGCAATGGCGAAGTCCCCGGATGGCCTCGGTGTCCTATTCGTGGATTACATCCAACTTGTACGGTGCGACCTCGGGAAAGACTCAAGCCGCGAGCGTGAGGTGGCCGAGGTCAGCCGGAGTTTGCGCCTGCTTGGCATCGAATTAGGTTGCCTTGTGATCAGCATTACGCAACTAAATGAGCAGGGCAAAGCTCGTGAAAGTCGTGCAATCGGGCAAGACGCTACAGCCGTGATGGTTGTGAAGCTCTCTGACGAGGCCGAGTTCCGCGAGATTAGCATCCCCATCCAACGCAACGGGCCGTGCGGCGTGAGCGCAAACTTACGCTTTACAGGCAAGACAGCAACATTCCACAATGAATAAACACTACCAAAGCTACATGAAGATTGAACCTGACAACTCAAACAAAGCAGTCCCGTATCTGTGGGGCTTTGCTACTCTTGCCGTCTTTGACGGACTGGCCATCGCCTACTTCGCTGAAGAGTTATGGGAGGCCATTGTATTGCTTGTCCTGTTTTGGGCCAGTGCAGCATTTGCGGTATCGGCAATGCAAGAATGGAGGGGCAAATGACACCAACAAAAAAACAGATTGAGAGTGTGATTGCTGATATTGAGAGAATCTCAAACGATCTTCGCAACCAGGAGATCAAACTTGCGGACATCTCTCGCATCTTGATGGGTTTGCGAATAGCGAAAGAATATCTTGAACGGGAGTTGGAGCCATGACCGACGAGCAAATCAATCAGGCTATTGCGGAAGTCTGCGGGTGGCGTGACCTTGCGATTGAAGGCGGATCTGGCTTTTACAAGGGATTCGACAACGGCGCAGAGTTGCGTCCAGACCTGCCGGATTACGTTAACGACCTCAACGCGATGCATGACGCTGAACAGCACTTGTGGCGTAAAGATTACTACATGCGGTACGATTACATCGACGAGCTTGGGAAACTACAAAATCCACACAACTGGCAACGCATGGAAGCGAGCGACATATTAGACGTTACAGCTCGCGAACGCGCAGAGGCGTTTCTAAAGACGATAGGTAAATGGGAGGAGGCGAAATGATCAGCACAGGCTACCCTGGTGATAGCGACCCGCTGGCAGAACTGCCCACATGCCCCGAGTGTGGCATCTGGCTCACGCAAGACTTGTTTGATGACTGGATCTGCGAAGACTGCGACGCTAAAGAGAACAAGAATGAAGAACCCACCTAAAATTCAGGTTGCTATTGCCGTGCTGAGCATCATAGCTTTGGCGCTGAGCTTAATACTCGACAGAGAATGAGTGCTCAACTAATCGACAACCTCATGGAGAAGATCCATGTG